AGCACGATCGTGCCGTCGGTCATGTCCGCTCGCGAAGAGTACATGGTCGTGACACGCGACTACGTTCTTCCGAGTCAGGTTCCAGGGCAAGTCGAATCCGTCGTGAACTTCCTCGAGATTCCTGAAGAAGCATCCGGTCTCCGTCTGCGTGATGTGTACGTGACGGACAATCAAGGGAACTTCACGAACCTGCCGCGACTGAGTCCTGAGCAAGTCGCCTCGTTCACGAACATGACTTGGTACGGTCCGAATGCGAACACCTGGGCTGGGTTCGGGTACGGTGGGTTCTACATTCAGGGCAATCGGTTGTACCTGTACCCGTACATGATCGCTGCTGACCGCGCTGTTCGAATCACATTCGAGCGTCGTCCAGCACAGCTCTGTCTCACGGCTTCAGCTGCTCAGATCGTGAACATCACTGGGAATGACGTCACTGTCGGTTCCACCGTCGGGTCCTGGGTCGCTGGTCAGTACGTGGACTTCGTGAAGAACTACACGCCACACGACTACGTGACTGACACGGCTGCTCCGTTCCAACTGTACACCTCGGCGATTCCGCTTCAGGCCGTCCTGGTCCTGGCGAACTCTGGCAGCACGTACACATTCGATCCTTCCGTGATTCAGTCGCTCTCAGTGGGTGACTGGATGTGCTCGTACGGCAGTGCTCCATTCGCACAGTTCATTCCGTCGGAAGCCGCGAACTGCCTCGTGCAGATCACCGCTTGCCGTCTCCTCGAAGCCCTTGGTGACCGTGAAGGTCAGGCCCTCGCTGAGAAGAAGTACGCGAGAATGGCGAAGGATCTCCTGAAGATGATCACGCCACGCGTCGAAGGGAAGTCACAGAAGATCACGAATCCGAATTCACTCGCGCAGAATGCCCGGATGTGGATCGGTCGGAAATGCTGATGATCTTCTACACGTACATCTGGAAGAACCCGCTGAAGAACAATGAACCGTTCTACGTCGGCAAGGGCAAGGATGATCGGGCGTACGTGATGAAGGAGAAGAATCAGCACTTCACGAATACAGTGAATCGAATCAAGAAAGCCGGCCTCGAGCCGATCATCGAGTTCCTGTGCAAGGATGTTGATGAAGAACTTGCGTTCTTGGTCGAAGTCGAAGCGATTGCTAAATACGGACGCCGAGACCTGAAGACTGGGTGCCTCACGAACCAGACGAATGGCGGCGAAGGTACTGCTGGTCACATCGGTAGCTGGCGTGGCAAGAAGCAATCAGCTGAGCACTGCGCGAACAAGAACGCTGCTCTTCGCGGGTTCAAACACTCGGATGAATCCCGTGCTCTGATCAAGTCGAAGCGAGCTCTACAAGTCACATCAGCCGAGACCTGCAACAAGATCTCCTCGTCGCTGACTGGGCGAACTCTCTCCGAAAGTCACTACATGAAGAAGCTTGCTGCTTACGCTGAACTCTCGTGCATTGGGTGCCACCGGGTTCTGAAATGGTGCGGCGCGACATCTGTACATCTGAAGGGATGTGTCTAATGGCACAAGGCGGACCTCCACCACAAGTCATCAATCTCCGTATCTCGGGTCTGTACACGAACCCGAGCACGTTCACACAGGTACCTCCGGGTGCTCTGTCGGTGGCTGACAACATCGTAATCGACCGCGAGAACTTCGCGTTCACGCGTCGGGGCATGTTCCGTTACGGAACTGGATTCGATAGTACTGGTGTGCAGTCCCTGTTCAACTACGCGAACACCCTGATTGCGCACGATCAGAATACGCACCTCTGGTACGACTCGAATGACAACGGTGCTTGGGTTCAGTACACCGGTTCGTTCCCAGTGCCGGATGTGTCAGTACCTGGCTCACGTGTTCGCTCATTCGAGTCGAACAAGAACCTGTACTTCATCACATCGAATGGCACGTTCAAGCTTGATTCGGTCACGAACGAGCCACGACTTGCTGGTGCTCCACAAGCCCTCGGTGGCACTGGATCAACAACCGGTGCTTCTGGATTCATGACGACGAATACGAATGTAGCTTACCGCATTGTGTGGGGCTACAAGGACGCGCAGTCGAACCTGATTCTGGGTGCGCCGTCACAACGAATTGTGGTCTCGAATACCGCTGGTGCTGATCGGAACATCTCGCTGACGTTCCAGATCCCAGCTGAGATCGACACCACCTGGTTCTACCAGATCTACCGCTCGCTGCCGAGCCCAGATCTGACTACAGAGCCGAATGACGAATTGCAGCAGACGATCGAAGGTGTTCCAACATCAGCCGAAATCAGTGCCCGGTTCGTAACCGTCACTGACAGTACACCGGACTCTCTGCTGCAACAATATCTGTACACGAACCCGTCACAGGGTGGCATTCTGCTCTCGAACTTCCGTCCTCCGTTCGCGATGGATGCGTGCACGTTCAAGGGGTACTCGTTCTACGCGAACACTCGGACTGCGCACATGTACTCAGTGAATCTGCTGAGCTCAGAACCGCCAGTTGGACTTCAAGTCGGCGACACAGTGACCTTTACGCTCGCGGATTCAACATCGACATTCACCCTGACTGGGAATGCCGCTGAAGTTCCTGCCTCTGGTCTGTTCCAGGTGTTCAACACTGGGAATCCAGCTACTGACATCGAGAACACGTCGCTGAGCCTACTTCGTGTCCTGAACGTGTACGCCGCGAATACATTCCTTGATGGGTACTACCTCAGTGACTACCAAGGCATTCCAGGCCAGCTCCAGTTCAATGAGCGCACGCTGAGCTCTGTCGGGTTCTTCATGAACAGCTCGCGGACGACTGCTTGGACTCCGTCAGTGGCTGCCACTGGGACGAACAGTTCCTCGACGAACGACCTTGCTCCGTCACGTGTGTACTACAGCTCATCGCTTCAACCAGAAGCGGTGCCGGTCCTGAATTGGTTCACCGTTGGTAACCTGAACCAGCCGATTCAACGCATTGTTCCAGTTCGTGACGGGATCATCGTCCTGAAGCCGGACGGGATTTACAACATCTCTGGCTCCGCTGGTCAGTGGGCAGTTCAGGGCGTGGATAACACGGTCCGAATCATTGCTCCGAACACTGCGGTGGCACTGGACAACCAGGTGTTCATGCTCAGTGACCAAGGTGTAGTCGCCGCGACGACATCTGCCGCTCAGATCATGTCGCGTCCAATCGAGCGCACAATTCTTCAACTTACTTCACCAACTCAGTACCCGAACACGGCTGATCTCGCATTCGCTGTTCCGTACTCTGCTGACCGGAAGTACATTCTGAACTTGCCAGTCACCGGCACTGATGCGTACTGCCAGCAGCAGTACTGCTACAACACGGTCACGAACACGTGGACTCGTTGGACTCGTCCTTCGCTCTGTGGTCTCGTGAACATCCGTGATGACAAGCTGTACTTCGGTGGTCCTTCGTTCCCAGTGTTCGGCGGTGCTGTGTACAAGGAACGGAAGACATTCACTGTGCTCGACATGGCTGACGAAGAATTCGCACTCACTGTGACTGCTCGTACTTCACTGACGATCACCGTCGCGGATGTTAGCAATGTTCAAGTCGGAATGACTATCACTCAGGAGTCCTCGGCATCATCTGGGATCGTGACTTCAATCGTTGGGAACGTGATCACGCTTAGCCACACGAATGTGTGGACCCTTGGTACTGCGATCGCGTACGCTCCAATCGATGCTCAGCTGAAGACGGTTCAGCTCGATTGCGAGAACCCAGGCATGATGAAGCAGTTCAAGGAGGTCAGCTTCATTTACTCCGAAGCGAACTTCAAGCAGATGCAAGCGTACTTCAGCTCCGATGTGAACGGTGGCGAGGTGATGCAGACTCTTCGTCCTCCACAACAGGGTTCCTGGGGTGGATTCAACTGGGGTGAAGTCGCCTGGGGTGGGAACGTTGTGGCTGGTCAGTGCCGAATTCGGACTCTGGTTCCAACGGCACAACAACGTGCGAACTGGTTGTACATCCGTCTCGCCCTGAAGCAGTGCTTCACATCATTCGGAATCTCCGGATTCTCAGCGTGGGTGAACTGGACGTCAGCTCGTCAGCGTCAGGCAGGTGACAGATGAGTCGCCTAGCACCACGTCGTGTGAACATTCAGGATCTTCCTGGTGCGCCGAAGTACGTGCCGATCATGCTGACTCAGATGAACCTGGGTAATGATGACCTCACGAACCTAGTGAACGGGAACCTTACGATTGGTGATAACGTGAACGGGATGATCTTCAAGACCTCGTTCGTGACTCCAACTGCGTACCTCACTGGTGAGTTCAACACATTCCGATTCAACTTCACTGGCAGCACGCCGCCGAATTCAGTCACAATCGGGCAGATCGCCTGTACCTCTCCAATCGAGGCGATCATCAGTCCTGTGTCCGTGTTCTGGAATCTGGTAAATAACGTGTCCCCGAACCAGGTGTTCGTGTCGTACATCGCTGGACTTAAGGCGAACCACACGTACTCCGTAACTCTCCTGGTGCAATAAATGGCTTACGTAGCGCAACAAGATTCAACCGAAGAAGACCTGACACAACCAGTGGTGAAGGGTGTTGATTCGGCAGCCGGTGCCAGCTCGAGTAACATCACGACTGCTGGTTCAGGTGCTGCTTCACCAATGCAGGCGAGCACAACCGCTGCTCCGTCGAAGGCACCTAGTTCTGGCACATTCACGGACATCAAGTCGTACCTGAATGCGAACCAGCCAGGTGCCGAGAACCTTGGTAATCAGGTCTCTGGTGCAATCGATACATCCACGAACACAGCGAAGAACACGATCAACGGTGCGACGAATGACTTCCGTTCGCAGGTGATCGCGAACACGAATCAGTACAACTCAGATCTCACAAATGCAGCGGCGAATGATCCGACTGCGTACTTGCAGAACAATGACCTAAAGAAGGAGCTGTCCGGCACGTACTCGGGCCCGACCTCATTCGAGAACTCGGCGGCATTCGGCACTGCGAACAAGGCGGCACAAGATGCTGCTCAGACTGCTCAGCTTGGTACCTCTGGTGGTGGCCGTCAGTCGCTGATCAATCAGACGATGGGTCCGAGCACTCGCGGTGATCTGAACCTGAACCAATTCCTGCTCGAAGGAACTCAGCCAGCTCTCGGCAAGGTTCTCGCTTCAGCTCAAGCCGGCAAGAACCTGAACACTGATGTTCTTGGTGGTGCGAAGTCAGCGAATGATGCTGCTACGCAGGCTGCTCAGACGAATCAGCAGACACGTCAACAAGCTCTTCAAGCCCTTCAGGCCGGGCAGACGAATCTTCGGAACACTGTCGGTACTCAACTCACTGCCGCACAAGCCGATACTCAGCGGCAGAATGATGCGCTTCTGGCATTCCTTCGTGGTGAACCGGATCCTGGTGCTCGTGTCACAATTCCAAAGACGCCAGATCAGGCTACGGCTCAATCAGTTCAGATGGGGAACGGGTACACTGACGGAACAATGACGCCGACTCCAGTCGCTGAGCCGCCTGCTTCTGAAGGACGGATGTACATTCCAGAGCGTCCAGGCATGATGCGCCCGCTGAGCGTGTCGCGGATGAATGACGGCGGTGGTGACATCGTGATGAGCTCAGGGATCACTGACGGGTCGCTGACTCCTACTCCAGTCGCTGAACCTGCGCAGACGAATGCTGATGGAACACCGGTAACCACAGCAGCTCCAGCGGCTCAAGTCGCTCTAACTGCACCTTCGATTCCGACGATCACGAATCCAACACCGGCGCAAGCACAGTACCTTGCTTCGCTTGGTCTGACCGTTGATCAGTACAACTCGCTGGTTGTAGCGAACTCGGGTGTTAGCACCCTTGGTGGACACCCGCTTGATCTCACGCAGTTCTTCACTGCTGGTACAGGTCCGACTGGACTTGGTGGTGCTGCGACGGCTGATCAAGTCGCGAAGAACAACGCATTCAACTCTCTGATCGGTTCAGGTGCTGGGTTCGACGGTGGTGCCGGCTCAGGACCTGGGTTCCGAATGGGTGATGCCACGAACGCGATCACCTCGATGCTGAACTCGTACAAGCCGGGTGCTAACGGTACTCCTGGCACTTGGTCGAATCCTGGCTTCGGCACAGGCGGCCCGGCTGCTGGTGGTACTGACGTGCCTGGGAATACAAATAACGAGACCGGTGGCGGTGGGGATGGTGGTTCTGGTGGGTCGGCTTCGTCTGGAACATCAGGTCCTTCCGGTGGTCCTGCTGTCGGCGTCTCAGTCAGCGACGCCGTCTCAGTGGCCGTCTCAGTGGCTGCCGCAGTGGCTGCTCCAACACCAAGCAATGTGGCACAGGCCGTGAACTCGATTGCGAATGCGATCTCGAACACGGCTGCTGCGAATGCTGCTGCTGATGCAGCGAACACTGACTCGAACCCAGATGCGACTGATGCCGATGGGAATGCGAATAGCTCTGTGTCACCTGACTCGCCGACTGCTACTGATGGACCGGCTGGTACAGGTGGTGCTGCAGCAGCCGCTGCCGCCGCTGCTGCTAGTGCCGCCACTGCCGATGGTGCTTCACCTGCTGCGGCTGCTGCCGCCGGTCAAGCTGCGGCTGATGCTTCAGTTGATGGTGCTTCACCTGCTGCGGCTGCTGCCGCCGGTGCAGCCGCTGCTGCGGCTGCTAGTGCTGCTGCTGCGGCTGCAGCATCAACTACTGCCGCACCTGATGCTTCTACTGCCGCACCTGATGCTTCTACCGATGCACCTGATGCTTCTACCGACTCCTCGACTGCGGATGCGTCCACCGCTGATGCTTCGGCGGATTCTTCAACTTCCGCCGACTCCTCTGCTAGTGCTGACGGCGATGCCGCTTCGGCTGCCGCATCCGATGGTGATGCTTCATCTTCTTCAAGCGACGGTGACGGCGGAGGGGGTGGTGGCGGGGGTGCTGGTGGCGGATGCGTTGTAGCCACTGCCCTGGTTCGTCAAGGTAAATGGAACCCAGATCGCAAGGGCTCGTTGATCTCGTGGTGCGAGGACACGCTTCATGGGAAGAGCATTGGTGAAGCGCTCCGTCGTGGGTACCAAGTCATCGGCTCGAAGGTCATCGTGCCGAACATTCGCAAGGGTGGCATTCGTGCTTCGTACCTCCAGTGGCAATTCGAACAAGCCACGAATCTCCTGAAGAAGGAGTCTGTGAATCTTGCTTCAGTGCCGCTCACTGCCCTCTGGGTTGGTGCGATGCTTCTGACTGGTGCTGTCGTTAGCACGAAGTACGCTCGCGCTTCTTGGAAGCAATTGTACAAGGACTCGAAATGACTGATGCAGAACTGATTCAACCGGCGATGCTGAAGAAGCTTGGAGCGTACGCTACAACGCACGGAATTACACGCAAGGAGATGCTCGGCCATCGTGACCCACGGCTCCTTCGAATGGTGTGGCTCGCGATGACACACGAAGCCATGGACGGCGACAAGAAGAAGGAAAGCACTCCTGGCGAAGACATCCTTCGACTTCTTGGTAAAGACTTCTTCGATCGTCTGCCGACGACTTACAAGCGATAAATAGATCGTAAAGGAACAAACATGGCTTCAGTGTTCAATGACATCAGTAACTTCCTCAGTGGAGGTGATCTCGGGGCAGGAACTGCTGCGCTGAACGCTTCGGCTCAGATCCTCGGGAATACCGCACTTCCCGATCTGAACACGCTGATTCCGCAGCTTCAGAAGCAAGTTCAAGACGGGACGATGACTGCTGCTCAGGCAGCAGCGGCTCTTCAGCAAGCTTCTGCTCTGAACGGCATTCAGACTTCACCGGAACTTGCTCAGGCACAACTGAACTCGGTGGATCAGCTCGAGCAGGTCGCTACGAACGGTGGCCTAACACCGGCTGACAAGGCACAGCTTCTGCAGATTCAACAACAAGTTGGAAATCAGAATGCGGCTCAGCAACAAGCAATCGACACGGCTGCTGCTCAGCAAGGTCTCTCGAATTCTGGCACTCGTCTAGCTTCGAAGATGCTCGCTTCACAGGGGAATGCTACCGGCGCGATGAATGCCGGTAGTACTGTCGCAGCGAATGCTCAGAATCGTGCTCTGCAAGCGATGCAGCAGTACGGGAACATGGCTCAGTCACAACAAGGCCAGCAGTACAACCAGGCAGCGAAGACGGCTGAGTCGCAGAATGCGATCAATCAGTTCAATGCTGCTAACCAGCAGCAGACGAACCAGCAGAACGCACTGAACCAGCAGCAAGCGAACCTCACGAACTTCAACATGGGGAATCAGATTGCTGGCACGAACACTGGGATCGCAAATCAGCAGGCAATGATGCCGTACAATGCGGCTCAGACGAACTACTCGAATACTCTGAACCGGAACATTGGTACTTCGAACGCACTGAACAAGCAAGGTACTGCCCTGATCGATCAAGGGAACAAGCAGGCGACAACGAACACCGGCCTGATGAATGCTGCTGGGACCGCTATCGTGCAGAACGCACCGGCGATCGCTTCAGCAATTGGTTCTGCAGCTTCTACAGTTGGTGGCTGGGGTTCTGCCGCTGCCGACTGGCTTGGTTCGCTGTCTGATGAACGTCAGAAGGAGAACATCAAGCCAGCTGATGATGACATCGAAGCGATGATGGAGAAGCTCACTGGCAAGAAGTTCAAATACAAGGCTTCGTCTGGCTGCGATGATGGCAAGGAACACATCAGCCCGATGGCTCAGGACGTCGAGAAGGCAGGACTCCCAGTCGCGAACTCAGATCGTGGCAAGGTCATTCTGAACAACGATCAATCGCAAGGTGCTATCCTTGCCGCGCTCGGGAATCTTCACCGTCGCATCTCATCTCTGGAGGCCTAATGGCAGACTCTACACAAGCACCTGCTGACGCAGGGAAGCCGTCACCACAGCTGTTCATGTTCCTGAAGAAGCTGTTCCCAGGGGCATCTGATGAACAGATTCTTCAGGGTTACAAGCAATCGAACGGCGTGAAGCCAGAGCAAGAAGCATCGTTCATGAAGGACGGAGCTTCGATGGCTGCTACTCCAATTCCAAAGGATGCACCACAGCAGGTCACGATCACTGGGAAGACACCGAATGATGGAGCCGCGATTGCTGCTCTACCGACGCTCCCACTGCAGAACAGCGGAACTGCTGCTCCGCTTCAGACGGCTGCTCCGACTGATCAGATGTTCGCTGGCTCTGGGCCAACTGCTCAGCTCCTCGGCGCACAAGATCCACGAATTCTTGCTCAGGCGCAAGCTCTCGCGAACCAACGGAACAACGTTGGGAACAACTGGACACAGTTCGGGAATGCAGCACAAGCTGCTGTCTCCGAAGGTCTCGGTGGGAACAAGGGCGCGATGGCTGCGAACCAGAAGCACCAAGAAGAACTGAACTCGTCAGAAGCTACTCAGGCCGGTGCTCGTGCTGCTGGTGCTCGTGAAGCTCTGACATCCGCTGGCTCTGCTCTCACGACGAACACAAATGCGAATGCCACTGCGAACAAGCTTGCGATGGATAAGGCTGCATTCCTCCAAGACTATCAGACTAAGGGTCTCAGTCTCGAACAAGCTCAAACCGCTTGGGATTCGGTTGGACGGACCCAGTACGATCCTCACAGCACCTCATCCGTCATCAGCCAGCGAATGGCTGAGCAGATGATGGGTCTGCCGAAGGGCTCGCTCGACGGTCACAGTGCTGCTCAGATTAACGCTGAAGTTCAGTCGTTCAAGCCGGCTACTGAGATTCAGAAGCAGTTCTACGATCAGCTGATCGCGAAGATGAATGCTGACAGCAACCGGATGCTCGCTTCGGCGAATGCGGGTGCTACGAATCTCGGGACACGTCTCGTCAGTGCTGCTACACAAGGTGGTACAGTCGTGCCACCAGGCATGAACCTCTCGGTTGGTGCTGGTCCTGCTTCGATCACTCCGTCACCAGCCGTGACTGGGACACAATCGGGTGCTGCTGATCAAGTTGTTGGTCTACGCAAGGGCGTGAACGCGTACGAGACCGGTGGTGTTGGTACTTCCACGAACACGGCAATGAGCTCGCTTCGTGCTGCTTCGCTGATCGACACCGGCATTCCAGGGAAGTACCTCTCGAAGATCGGCCCAGCACAAGCTGCTCAGCTTCGGACGACTCTGATTGGTCAGCAGATGGCTCAGAACCCAGGCATGAAGCCAGAAGAGGCAGCAGGGGCAGCGGACGCGCTTCTGAAGTCGAGCACACCTGGAACTCTGATGCAGCAGCTCGCAATCGGTCAAGCGAACTACCTCGCGAACAAGCAGGCACACTTGCCAGCTCAAGAGGCGTACCTTAAGGATCATGGCTCGCTTCAAGGGTTCACGCCGCCTGTCGTCGGGAAGTTCTGGAACCCGAAGACCGGTAAGGTCGTGATCAGCACTGAACCAGCGAAGGACGGTCCTGCTCTCGAGAAGTCCGGCTTCAAGCCGATCACAGGAGCACAGTAATGGCTATCCTCGACGAATCTGGCAAGGCCCTCACAGCGGCTGATCTCTCAGGTGTTCCGCAGAAGGTAGCACCTAGTGCTCCAGCTGCTGAGCCAGGGTGGTTCGAGCCAGGATCGAAGTCCGAAGCTGCTCTTCGTGGCGGGATCAATGGCGCGACTCTCGGTCTCGGGAAGTACATCGCTGCTCCGATCAGCGCAGCAATCAACGGTGACGACAAGAAGTCGTACTGGCAGAACATCAAGGACTTCGTCGGTGGCGAACAAGGTGCCGATCAAGCCGCTCAAGAAGCGAATCCAGGAAGCTATCTCGCTGGGAACGTGATCGGTGCTCTGCCGTCAGCTGCTGTCGCTGGTGGCTCGGTGCTGAAGAATGCCGCGATGGGTGCTGTCTCCGGTGGTGCTACCTCTGGCACACCAGAAGGTGCGCTCCTCGGTGGAGTCGTTGGTGGTGCTGTTCCGGCACTGGGTAAGGGCGTCGCCGCGCTGAAGAATGGCTCCGCATTCGATGCCCTCGGGAAGGTAGTCGGTGCTCCTGCCGCCGCAATTGACACAGTCGCTGGGCAAGTCGCGAATCTCTCGAAGTCGGGTGCCGCGAAGGGTGTTGTTCAAGGTGGGAAGATCGTCGGCACTGGAACTCGCCCAGGTCAGCTCGCGTCGGAAGTCGCTGAGAACGGCCTCGATGTGCTGAAGCAGCCGCAATGGGCTTCAATCAAGGATCTGATCTCGAAGCAGAACCCGAGCGGCCTGAAGACTGCCGTGATGGGTGGATACAAGGACGCCGGTGTGGGTGCGGCTATCGGCAGCACTGTAGCAGGCCCGATTGGTACAGGCATCGGCGGTGCAGTCGGTGCCATGGGCGGTGTGAAGAAAGCCCTCGTGGCTCGCGAAGTCCAGAAGGCACTCTCTCCAGCTGCGAAGGAAGGCACGAGCAAGATCAGTGCTGCCCTGAACTCACAAGGTGCTACGACCGGCAAGAATGCCGGCACGTTCAGCAGCATCATGGGATTCCTGAATCAGACGGATCCGGCGGCTCGTGCCGCAATGAACTCCGAGAACCCGCTGAACGACGGGACTGACTAACGCGCGTTCGGCACCGTGAGCTCTGCCCAGAAGATCAGGGCACCCAGAGCTACAAGGAACGGGCCAACGAAGCCGAAGATCATCAGGGCAGCGATCACCACCCAGACTCCAGCGACCCAAGCAAGAAGCTTCAGCCAGAACTTCCACGCTGTCATGGCAAGGTACATGAACTTAGCGGTCTGGGCAAGTCCGCCTGGGATGGCGAGCGCGAAGCTCTTCAGCTCATGACGAGCTCGGACCAGGATGTACAGAACGCAGCAAGCGATCATCCCGAGGATGACCCAGATCGGAGTCATTGCCATTCCTTCGTAGGTGCCGGGCGGCTTGCGAGCCACTGGCGTTGTTGTACGTGACGAACGGCTTGTGGGTACTCTAGGCCGAGTTCGCCCATGACTCGTTGTACTTGCTGTTCGAAGCTCATGCTGCTTCCAGTGCGTTCATCTTCGCAGTGTACGCGACTTGATCGGTGATGATCGGGCTGAAGTTCATCCGGATGAACGAGAGCTGATTCATTGCCGCTTCACGCTGCGCCTTGGTGCCAGGAGGAATCCCGTCCAGCACACCTGACAAGTACGACAACTGCATCGACGTGTACCACGGGTAAACCTCACCGTAGTTCCGCAGTGTGTCGCCGTACCGATCGGCTGAGATCACCAGAGCCGCTGAGTAACAGTCGAATTCGCCGAGAGCACGTTCGCACAGCTTCAGTTCGCGGTGGAACTTCACACCGCCGTGGCACTTGCCTGGCTCGTCAAGGGTGCTCAGGGCACCGTTCACTTCACGGATGAACATGCGGAGCTTGGAAGAGATGTACATGGCTTGGAGTCCTGTTGTTGATTCGATGATGCTATCTTATCACGCCTGTGGGAGGCGGATACCCCGCAGGCGTGTAACAACCGAGGTCAGTTGTAACGAGAGATGATCTTCTCGAGGTTCTTCAGGCCGGGATGGGCGGCGAATGCTTCCGGGATCTCTTCGTAATAATCGCGCTTCGGCATGTGCGAGCTGAAGTCATCACCCTGCCCGTTCACGATCTGGACACAGAGTTCGGCAATCTTGTACGCATCGCCGTTCGGTTCGTAAGGTCCATTCCCGAGCTTCATGGGTTCGTCGAAGATCACCTTGCCACGGACCGTGACCACGATGTTCCGGCTTCCGGTCTCGAGCACGACTGGGATGTTCCCGCTGAGGACCATGGAGACACGGCCACGGCCGTAATAGTCGAACTCAGAGGTGCGGAGAACTTTAAAGATGTACATGGCTTGGAGTCCAGTTGTTGATCCGATGAGTACATTCTATCCTGAACCGGTGTGCCCAGGTGTTACGAACGTGTAACAACCCGAACCCAGATGTAACCGCCGTTGTGTTACCTACTGCACAGACGAGGCACTTCCGCCGGAGATCTGTTCCGTCTAAATACGCTGCCGGCGAACTGACCGGTAGGATCCCACAAGAACAAGAATAGGAGCCACATCATGGCAGACATCGTTACCGGCACCGTTACGGGCCAAGTCGACGTATCCGGTCTCGTCCGAGACCACGCGGACATTCGTCGCGAACAAGAGGCAATCGGCAGCAACATCCGTCGGGAGACGGCGAAGGAAGCGTCGGATCTCACCGACGTCGTGAAGACATCAGCATGGGCGAACAGTGACCGCACTGGCACCGAAGCTGATCGTGTCACGAACCAAGCAAGTCAGTACTTCATCGCTGGTCAGCAGTACGCATTCACGAACGCCACTGAACTGGCTGCGCTGAAGTCATCGACCGATCTGAACTTCCAGGCTACACAGCAAGCTATTCAGCTCGCCGCTGAGAAGAATGCCGCAGCTACTGCGCTCGCCGCAGCAGCAACGCAGCTTCTGGTTGTACAGGAGAGCGTGAAGGGCCGCGAGATGCAAGAGCGGAACGTGATCGACGACCTTCGTCACAAGCTGGACCATGAATTCCGTCGTGCCCATGGGTACGAGACCGGGTTCTACAACCAGCAGAACGCATCGGTTCAGTCGGCAATCAATGCGCTGAACTCCCAGGTCAGTGAAACCCGTCAGGGCGTGATCAACATGGGCACGATGAGTGGTTCGGCAGGTACACAAACCAGCACGAACAACAAGTTCTAAGCAGTAAAGAGCTCAAGAGCGGACACGAGAAGCCGCACTTAGTAGTTCTTCTGGGTCGTACGGGTAGCTGTACGACCCTTTAGGGCATTCGAATGACCGGCGGTGGTAGTGTTCGAGACCGGTCGACAGAAGGTTCCACCCTTGCGCCGAGGAAACCACACGTCAGGCAATCACTGCGTCTGTGGGACCTGACGTGCTGATAGCACCTTCTGCTGGCCCTAATGACCACTCATCCCACAGACTAAATTCGAGGGAGACTCGACCCTTCGATTGCTAACAGTACTATCTGCCTGGCCCACTGGTTAGAGTGTAAGAAGAAGTAGTCTGGTTCGCGGATGCCCTCTAGGCACCTTCGAGTCTCCAGATGTACTTATCGGCAGCCGGCTTCCAGCAATGCGCGGGAGATCAGGACGCCAGGGGCGACCTGAACGTACTCCGGCTTCGGCACCCAGAATGAGACGACTTGCCCGTTCAGGATCCGACCAACATCCACCATGCCATTGTTCTCATTCAGCAGTGGTCCAGTCGGTTCAGGCGATGACACTGAAGCCGGCGAGTTCAACTTCACAGCCGATGGGGCTGGTCCGTCGTTGAACAGGTGCTCACAGATCGCTTGGAACTGCTCGTCGGCGTGATTCGCAGCACCACTGTCGAACCGAGCAAGCTCGTCCCTGTACAGCTTCGCCGAGAGGTCACGAGCAATCCGCTCATCAGCCAGACGAGCCACTGCACAGACTTCGTAGTTGTTCCCCGTGTCCTTGCCACAATCGATGAACCGGTTCAGAATCGCGTAGAACCCCGGCTCCTTCATGTTCAGACCGAACTCAGCAGCCACATCGTAGTACTGCTTCCCAGTCGGGAACATGTTCGCATTCCGGTCATTCACGAACACGTGAGAGCCGGTGCTGAACTGCTGAAGAACGGAGATTCGAACCTGGTTCTTGCGGTACAGGTCGGTGTTCGATGGCTTGCTCATGACTTCATTCCTTCACGGATGGCGTTGTTCTGTGCGATGTACTGCAGGAGGTCAGAGTTCAGCGCGACGAGGAACGTGAGGACATCGTCCTCGTTGAACTTCCCAGCACGAATCTGATGTTCACAATGGTTCGTTCTGACCTGAATCATTGTGGCGAGACGGATATCGAGGTCCAGTGGTTCGACGATCATGATGCATCCTTCAGCAGGGCTTCTTGTTCATCTTGTAGGATCTTCTCTTCGAGCTCAGCACGAGCCAGGAATTCCTGAACTTCAGGCGGGATGTACAAGTCCTGGTGTGATCTCAAGATGTACGTCAGCAGGTTGTACCAGCCCTGATCTCCGGTGAATGCTTCGCGTAGGAGCATGCGACACCAGAACAGGTGCGCTGAGTCAGGTGTGTGAATATCCCAGAACCTCGACTGAGCTTCCTTCGGCATCGCTTCGACGACCTTCAGCATCACATGAACTTGCTGTTCCTCGAGTTGTTCCTTCTGAAGGCGAAGAGCTGCATCACTCATCTTCTTGATCGTGACCTCGCTGTGCTTCTTGCCCTTCGCTGCTTCGGCGATCTTCGCCTTGTGCTCTGCTGAGAGCTTCTTACCCTTGATTGCTGCCATGTTGTTCTCCAGTTCTAAGTTCAGGCGGTGATGAGGAGTTCCGGATGGTTCCGACGGAACCATCCGTCGAATGCGCTCGCCGAGAGATTGAATTGCTTCGAGACTCGGCCAGCTACAATCCGACCCCTATCGTTCCGGCAGAGGAACTTATCGGCGAGGACTTGCTCCATGGCGAATGCGAAGTCAGCGCGGTCAGTCGAGCCACGTGAACCCCAGGGCCTCCGTGTCCGTGTCTGAGGCTGTGTCTGAGCCGGAGCTTGAATCTTCTTCCCGCTGAGCTTCTCGGTCAGGCGGTTCCGATCGAACACCGCCTTGTTCAGTGCGGCCTGGCACTGAGTCACGAGGTCGTTCAGCTCGGCCAATTGCTGAAGCTCAGCGGCTCGTGATGTGGCAGCACGTTCAGTTCGAACTGCTTCCAGTTCTGCGAGCAGGGCTGCTTCGCGGGCTTCGAGGGTGGTCTGTTCTGTCATGTTGTTCTCCAGTTGTTGTGTCGACAGAGTAATAGTAACTCAGTCAGTATTTATCGCACACGAGATTTAGGTTCACCAGCCCTTAGACTTGAACCACTTCAGCATCTCTTCTTCTGATCGCCAGAGGTTGCTCTCTGGGTACCGCTGCGACTTCTGTCGCATGATCTCCGGCACATCAGCAAGAGTTGGAGCTCGTTCCCAGTCCTTGTTCGGATAATCCCAGCAGCCGAAATACCCCGTGACCTTGTTCGCTGGGTCTGCTTGCATCTTCTTTACAATGGCATGCTCAGTTCGACGCTTCAGCCCTTCATCTGGGATCTTGTGCCCGAGCTCCTTCCATGCGTTCCGAAGTCGAGCTTCTGCTTGTTCGCAGGTCTCAATGATCTCTGCTGCCAGAAGGAGCTCAGCTTGCTTAGCCGACTCGATTGGACGAAGCTTCTGCATCTTCACTAGTGTGTTCAGCAGTCGGCGGTATTGTGTTAGGATGTTCACTTGCGCTCCAATGTAATCTTCAGGCCGAGTTCATTCAGCACTCGCTGCTGAAGTTCTGCGGTATTGATGTTCTGCGATGTTCTGTACCCGTCGTGTTCTAGGAAGTACTGAACACCAAGTTCGTCGAAGTACTTCACAGCAATCTCAAGGATCGCCCGCTCGTACTCGAAGTACAGCGACCACTTCTGGCTTCCCGACTTCAGCGGCAGGTTCGTGGAAGCACGAAGGGCGATCCAGACCGAGCTGATGTTCTTCACGAGTAGCCGGATGTTCTCGTCCTCTTGGAGGATCTTCATTCGCTCCTTATCCTTATTCAGTAGCCGGAATGCTGAGCAGTACGGTGTGGCTTGCAATCGGCCACCGTTAAACAGGGATGTGCACAGTGACTTCGTATCGCTAGCATTCAGGCCGCTTAGTCGCTGAACGTACGACCTGAACTTCTTCGGGGCTGCTAGGTACGTGTTCACTGCTGTCAGGTTCTGTGTTCGTAGCCCTGCTTGTTCTGCTAGCTGCACGAGGATCGTGGGTGCGGCTGACACGATATCGTAGTTCCAATGTAGCCCGTGCTCAGTCCAGTACTCGTCCTTCTTCTCGCGTCGAATACGCTGGTGCTCATGCCACAGTCGCTGGCTCTTATCGGTGTACATGAACCCAGAATGCATGACTGACGGGATGATGACACCATGTACTGAATGGGCGGACTTCTGAGCCGGACTGTCAACTTCCTTTACACTGGGTGGGATGATGACACCATGTACCTGGAGAGGGAGTGAAGAGACGAGGAGTGACTGAAGAAGCTGATGGTTGTTCTTGTTCAGGTAGTAGTCGGTGGACTTCACGTCTCGTTGATGTGAATTCGGGACTTGGATTAGAAGTTCGGCTCGAAGGATTCGTCCAAGAGGTGTGCCTCGTCCTCCAAGTTCGAGTGCTAGCTTCTTGCTGTGCACTGCCGTCGGTCGAGATTCATGCAGGTACAATCCAGCCCAGTCGAGTGCTTGTTCGAATCGAGCTCGATTCCTTCTGTCCGTCATCAATGGGATGATGACACCATGTACTGATTCAGTCGAAATGTGGGAATTAGTCATTCTCTATCCAGTGTGACTCCGGTTCGCCGTCGGAGGTATCAGATCACAATGAACGTCGGCCACTGGAGAGTGGTGACATTGCGTCACTGAAGTCGGCGAACATTGCCGACGTTCATTGTGATCTGATAGTTAGATCTTACTACTACTTATCGTCCTCAGGTGATCCTTGATTGGGTTCGCACGGTTCGTTCAGAATGTTACAATTACTTCATGCACCCGTCCCTTCTGTTCCAGCTGAACTGCCACCTGTACTACCTCAGAACAGGTTCACCGGTATCGTTCGTCCCTCCATGTCCTGACCTGATCCGACATGTGCATCTGGCTGCGAATCCACATGAACGAGCAGGTGACCTCGCAGAAGCAAGTAGAACTCGTCAGATCCGTCGTCGAAGCACCTCATTCAACAAGTTCGACGTCGAACAAGAATGACTCACGAACAGAAGTCATGGGATGACCTCAGCGAGGCCTCAAGGAAGCGGCTCTGGTACCTGAAGTCAGATCGTGTCCCACAGGGCTGGTCGCCATCTCCTCGGAAGAAGGGACCACGGAAGGACACGAAGAAGCCCTGGGGCTCGCTCAGCGAAGCCTCGAAGAAGCGATTGTTCCTCGAAGGTAGCCCACGAGTTCCGAAGGACTGGGAGCTCACTCCTCGAGTTCGAACAGAGCCGTACAAGCCCTGGGATCAGCTCTCACTCGCATGGAAGAACAGGTTGTACAACGAAGAATCGGATCGAGTTCCGCCGAATTGGGCTCCACCTCCAGCGAGAATCATTCCTGGTCCGCTTCCGTTCCACGAGCTCTCGGAGTCACGACAGAAGAAGTTGTACTACGCGAACTCAGATAGAGTACCACCCGGTTGGAAGCCGAAGCTGAAGGGAACTCCCGGTGTGAAGATGGACTGGGAGGACCTTGCCGAGACGACGAAGCTTGCTCGACTCGCTGGCTCACATCCCTCGTGTCCACCTGAGCTCCTAGCGGCATTCAAGGCAGAACGAGCTCGGAAGCACGCCGAGAAGCTAGCCAGTACGCTGCTTCGTCGGAACACTGAAGAATGGAATGCCCTCTCAGAAGAAGGCAGGATGCGCCGGTTCATGAAGAACATCGGGTACGTTCCACCCGATTACAAGCCGAACCTGAAGGCCGAAGTCGGCTGCCTGAATCTCGAGATCCCAGACGAACTTCATCATCTTCAAGGCCCCGAGTTCACCCTCGCGCTCACAAGGTACCTCGAGGTTCATCCTGAAGTCCTGACACACGGCTGATGTTCTTCTGTTCCCGCTAAATAGGATCTGCAGCAAGCGATCCGCCCTGCAACCTCGTCCCTAACCGATTGGTGGAACCTGTGGTCAAGAAAGCTATTCCTGTTCAGACGATCCGTCTGGACCCTCCCGTCACCCCGAAGGGTTACGTCTCGCTGAGCATCGCGCCAGCGAGCACTCCGCGTCAGTACCACCTGATCGAGACTTGCTTCGACAACGAAGACAACGTGCTCTCGGTGGTGAAGTCCGAGATGTTCCCGTTCCACATCGCCGTGTACAAGCAGAAGCGTCGCGCTGCTGAGCTCTGGACCGGAGGGAACGAAGCATGAGCGTCCTCGCAATCATCCTCTCCCTGTTCTGCTTCCTGGTCACCGGACCAGCCCTTGTGGTCGCGTACGTGAAGTACACCGTGCTTCTCCGTGAGCTCGCACTCCTCGAGGCTGCCCTGAACTCAATTCGTCAGAACCACAGTGCCGTCTCGCAGATCGTCGCTCAGCTCGGTTCAGTCCCGGCAATTCAAGAAGAACGCCTCGTGACCCTCGAGCGGAAGATCGCCGCGTTCCAACTGATGCGCTAATCATGGGCACGATTCGCTCCCGTCCTGAACCGACTCCAACTCCTGTGCCAGCGAGCACTGGTCCTTGGTTCGAAGTCATGGTGATCGAAGTCATTGATCCACGTGATCTGGACCGAGCAATCAAGGAAGCACTCGAGCACCTCGCTCAGCAGAATCCGTAATGGCGAACAACGGGTACTTCATTCACAAGACGTCAGTTCCAGCAGTTCCAATCGAGGACCTGGAGGATGCTGAGCCGGGTCGGGTGGTTAATTGCCGGCAGCTGCTGCCCACGAAGATCGAGTTCACATCGAAGGATGTGTACGAGCTTGCGTTCCTCGGCATGTCCCAGAAGTTGATTGCCGCGAAGTTCGAACTTCCGGAACACACAATCAATCAGCACTTCAAGCGAACAATGGACCGTGCTCGTGCTGACAAGGCACTGAAGCTGTACAGTCACGTCGAAGAAGCACTCGACACCGATGAGCACTCGCCGTTGATGATCGAGAAGTCACGGCTCAGTCTGAAGCTATTGGACCGTGTGGACCCGATGGCGAAGGAACCCGCAGTTCAACTGACACAAGTATTCCAGAACAGCACAGTTAGCCAGCTCCCGATGACGGAAATCAATGACTTGCTCCTCGGCGAATGAACCACTACACTTATCTCATCTTCCACCCCATGAAACAAGAGCAGAAGGATCTGCTCAGTTCACTATTCAAGGGTAAACCTTGGTCACCAGCCCGCCGAGCGGCTCAAGAAGCTCGGTATCTCAATAAACCCTAAAGGATGAATCATGACCGAATCCGTTCAAGTCGCTTCGCAAGCCGTCGAGGCAACCGTCGCTCCGTCTCCAGTCGAGACCACCGAGGGCCTGTTCCAACACCTCGCGAACCTCCTGCACATCGCTCAGCAGTACAAGCTAGTTCACGATGAGGTGAACCAGGACCTGAAGAAGCTGATCGACACGATCCTGGGTCGCGCTACCGCCTAATGGCCTTCACCCGAGCCGAGCTCATCGAAGCTGCGTGGCACAAGGCCGCCAGTGGACAAGGGCGCGGCTCGCTGAAGTTCCTGCTTCGGAAGCATCAGTACCCGATTTACGAGGCGATCTGGGATTGCCTCGAGGACCCTTCGCCGGAGCACAGCTCTCACGTTGTGAACTGTTCCCGTCAGTTCGGGAAGAGCTTCACTGAGATCGTGATTGCGACTGAGGTCTGTCTCGCAAGAGGGAACCGCACAGTCCTGTTCGTGGCTCCGTACAAGTCACAAGCCGAAGAGATTCTGACTGGGAAGACTTACGGGACGATCTTCGAGACGTGCCCCACTCAATTCAAGCCACGACTCGATGGGAACAACGTTCAGTTCCCGAATGGCTCTCGCATTCGACTGAACGGCACTGACAACAAGAACTACGAGTACCTTCGTGGTGGAGCTGCCGATGTGCTGATCCTCGACGAAGCCGGGTTCATGGCGAATCTCGAGTTCGGCGTCCTGCCAGCTCTGCAACCAATGCTGCAGACGACGAACGGTAAGACGATCATCAGCAGCACTCCACCACCGAATCTGGATCACCACTACACGGCAATCGTTCACGAGCACGCTGAACGTGGTCATCTGAGTACCTTTACGATCTTCGAGAACACGAGCATCTCGCCAGATGCCCTGATCAAGGAGTACATGAACACGGGCTGTCAGAAGCAGCCCGATGGAACTTGGAAGCTCAGTACAAGGTTCCGTCGCGAGTTCATGGCCGAGCTGATCATGGAAGGCACAATGATGATCGCGAAGGACTGGAACGACGAGTTCATTCAAGATGTGCAGCCGAACGAGTTCCACGAGTACCACCACCGGTACGTGGGCATGGATCCTGGAGTCACCGACCTGAATGCGACGCTGTTCGGATATTACGATCATGCAAACGAGCTCCTGTTCATTCAGGACGAGCTTACTCATTCTGGCCAGACCCTGAACTCGGACATCCTCAGCCAGGACATCAAGAAGACGATGACGCTCCACTGGGCCGACATCAAGCCGTACCGAATGATCTCGGACAACAACAACAAGCACTTGGTTCAGGACCTTCGCTCGTTGTACGATCTGCCGTTCATCGGGACCACGAAGACGAAGTTGGAGACGCGGAAGGCGAATCAAGAAGAGGGCATGGTGAACAAGCTGAACACCTGGCTCCGTCAGGGCAGAATCCTTGTTCATCCGCGCTGCAAGATGCTCATTGGATCCCTTCGTCATGGGATCTGGCGCGAAGATGGCGACAATCAGCGAACATTCGCTCAGTCGAAGACTTACGGGCACTACGACCACCTGGCTGCTCTTGTGTACCTTGTTCGGAACTGCGATATTCACACGAACCCAGTTCCGAGAACTCACGGGTTCAACAGCACGCACATGTTCATGCCGCAGGTCACTCGGCCTGAGCAGACGAGGAACCTCGAACGGTTCGCTAATGCCCTGGCACCTCATCGCCGCTAAATACAGGATCACCTGGAAGGAATCCACACATGGAAAGCTCTAAGAACACACCCGATTGCTACTGGGCAGCCGATGACACGAAGGCTTGTGCCGCTGCCATGTCGGAGAAGATCGATGATTACTACTCGTATCTCCAGCAATCTGGGTACATGAGCCTGTGGTCGAAGATCTACAAGTACCACTTCGGCGGCAAGATTCGCATGGGTCGAATCAACAATGCCGGCGACTCCGGCGAGTACGCAGTCCTGAACGTGAACCACCTTCGGAACCTGCTGCTTCACATCCTTCAACTCGCTGTCGGTCAGCGTCCTGCCTGGGAGCCGCGAGCAATCAACTCGGATGTGATCTCGCAGAAGCAGACGATCCTTGCTCGTGGTCTCCTGGACTACTACATGCGCGAGAAGCGGCTCGAACGGTCCCTGAAGAAGGCAGCCGAGTTCAGCCTGTGCTTCGGCGAAGGATTCGTCAGTGCCCTGTGGAATGCGACTGGTGGGAAGACGTACGGCATCGACCCTGACACGAACATCGAAGCTCGTGAAGGTGATCTCGTGTACAACGCACTCGAACCAATTGATGTGGTTCGTGATCCTCGCCTCGAGAACTACCGGAATCGTGACTGGCTGATCATCCGCAGTTACGTGAACAAGTACGAGATGGCAGCGAAGTACCCTGAGTTCGCTGATCAACTGATCGCCATGGAACCTCACGTTGATGCTCGTCGGCACTATCGTCAGTCTGGCATCGGCCAGAGCTACGGTTCTGACCTGATCGAGCTGTTCACACTTTACCACACTCGGACTGACGCGTGCCCTGATGGTCGTCAGATGGAGATCATTGGTGATGACATCATCCTGACCGACGGTCCTCTCGCTTATCGGCACCTTCCAATTCACCGTGCTGCTGCGAACGAGATCTTCGGAACTCCGTTCGGGTACACAGTGGCGTACGACCTGGCTGCCCTGCAAGAGAACTACGACACAACGTACTCGACAATCGTCACGAACCAGCAGATGTTCGGTGTTCAGAACATCCTGGTGCCGAAGGGCGGTGGGTTCAATGTGATCGACATGTCCGGTGGCCTCCGATTCGTCGAGTACGACACCGACATGGCGAAGCCAGAGTCCATGAAGCTCCTGGACACGCCAGCTGAGATCTTCAACTTCCTCGGCACAATCGAAGCCACAATGCAGACGATCTCGGGTGTGAACTCGGTCTCTCGCGGTGATCCACAGGCCTCGCTGAAGTCCGGTGCAGCTCTCGCCCTCGTTCAATCGATGGCGATTCAGTTCAATCAACAGCTTCAAGAAGCGTACATCGAGCTCCTCGAGGACGTCGGGACCTCCACAATCGAGATCCTTCAGGACTACGCTGAAGTTCCTCGTGTGGCTGCGATCGCTGGGAAGTACAATCGCTCTTACGTCGAGGAATTCAGCGGCAAGGATCTGGCGAATATCGACCGTGTCATTGTGGATGCTGGGAACCCGATGATGCAGACTGTCGCCGGCAAGATGGAACTCGCAACTCAGATGCTGCAAGCTGGGTTCATCAAGATGCCTGACGAGCTCCTCTCAGTGATCAACACCGGGAATCTGCAGCCGATGGTTCAAGGGAAGTCCGCTGAGCTCCTGCAACTCGCACAAGAGAACGAAGAACTGAAGGCCGGCCGTGGTGTTCAGGTGATCATCACTGATGATCACGCGCTGCACCTCATGGAACACAAGTCCGTGCTCGCTGATCCAGAAGCTCGGAAGGACCCAGAGATGGTTCAGGCGACTCTCTCGCACATGCAGGAACACATCACGTTCCTGAAGTCGCCAGACTATCAAGATCTATTGCATCTCCTTGGTCAGCCGGCTCTGGGTGCCCCTCCGGCACCTCCAGGCGGTGCTCCTGCTGGTCCTTCCGCACCAGGAATGGGTGGGAATGCGGCACTTCCTGGACCGCCTGAGGCGAACGCGAATTCCCAGGTAGCTTCAATGCAGCCGTCGCAACCTTCACAACCGAAGAATGCGATGACTGGGCAAGAGTTCAATCCTACAACCGGCGGTCTCCCGTCGTAATGTAACCCGTCAGCAAGCTTCGGCCCTGACAATCATCACTAACCTAAGAAGGCGTCATGACTGACATCGTAACCCCTGCAGCTCCAGCTGCTCCCGTCGCTGCCCCTGTGGCAGATTCAGCCCCGAAGATGTACACCGTGAAGGTGAACGGCGCGGAGCGACAAGTCTCCGAAGCCGATCTCCTCGCTGGGTACAGCCACGGTTCCGCAGCTCAAGAGAAGATGCGCGAAGCTCAGGAGCAGCGAACAATCGCCGAAGAGGTCCTGAAGATCTTCAAGACGAATCCGAAGGCTGCATTCGAGAAGCTTGGTGTGGACGCGAAGGCGTTCGCTGAGCAGGTCCTGAACCAGCACATGGAGGACTCGCTTCTGACTCCGGAACAACGAGAGCTTCGTGACCTTCGTGCCTGGCAGCAACAACAGAAGGATGCTGAGACGGCTGCGAAGCAGAAGCAGCAAGAAGCATCCGAAGCAGCTTACCGCGAGCAAGTCTCCGGCGAGCTTCAACAGAGCATCGTCTCGGCAATCAGTTCGAATGGCCTGCCGAAGAACGAGTACACCGTGGGTCGAATGGCGTACTACTTGGACTCAGCAATTCGTGCTGGGTACAATCTGCCGATTCCGGACCTCGTGAATCAGATCATCCCGATGGTGAAGGACGAGTACAATCGCGACATTCAAGCGATGCTCAGCTCCACCCCTGAGGACAAGCTTCTCGATCTCCTCGGCGAGGACTTCACGAAGAAGACGGTGAAGGCGCACCTGGCGAAGGTTGGTCCGAAGAAGAAGCTCGCTGCCACCGTGCCGGCATCCGAACAACCGGCACCTTCGAAGAAGCCCGAACCTAAATCGCCGAAGGACTTCTTCAAGAGATCCTGGCAGCGTTAACCTCGATTCCCGCTAAATAGGTTCATTGGAAGTTCGAATCAGAGCCCTCACGCAGCAAGCCGATTCGAACCTCAAGTCAACGACTGCGTAGGGCCTCACGAGCAACCCGAAGTCTGTCAAGGCGAACTGAACTTCATCTTCACATTCTCAAAGGAGCCAAATCATGGCTGGAACTACTGTCGCTGACCTGAACGGTCTATTCAAGCAAGCTTACGCTGACGAAATCATCAACCTGATTCCGGAAGCATCCCTGATCACCCGCAAGGTCGCATTCCAAGGTCGCGACAAGCTCCTCGGTGACCAGTACAATCAGCCGGTCATCCTCCGCGCTGAGCAAGGGTTCACGTACGCCGCACCGGGTTCTGGTGCATTCACGATCAATCCTGCTGTGACGATGGTCACGAAGAATGCCGTCGTGACTGGCTACCAGATGCTGGAACGCGCTGGTCTGGACTACGAATCGGTGTTCAAGGCATCGAATGTGAACGCATTCAAGGACGCCGTGGACCTGTCCATGGAGAACGCGATGGAATCGTTCGGCAAGCGTCTCGAGCTCGGCCTGATCTACGGTCAAGCTGCTACCGGTCTGATGGGCGTCGCTTCGGCAACTGGTGCTACAGCCACGACTACGGTCCTGGCTGCTGCTACTGGCCAATGGGCATCGGGCATCTGGGCTGGTTCTGAAGGTGCTACTCTGGACGTGTTCAATGCATCGAACGTCGCTCTGAACACGGTGGGCACTGTCTCCGTGGTCTCGATCGACCTCGTCGCGAAGAGCATCAAGGTCTCGGGTGCTGCTGCTGACATCACGGCAATCAACGCTGGTTCGCCAACGTACGTGCGCTTCGGTGGTGCTGCTGGGAACGAGATGGCAGGTCTGAACAAGATCCTGTCGAACACCGGCACTCTGTTCGGTGTGGATGCTGCTCTGTACGACCTGTGGCGTGCGAATCAGTACGCCGTTGGTGGTGCACTGACCCTCGCGAAGCTCCAAGACGCGATCTCGCAAGCTGTGTCCCGCGGTCTGATGGAAGACGTGGAAGTCCTCGTCTCCCCAGTGACCTGGGCGAACCTGCTCACTGAGCAGAATGCCCTCCGGATGTACGACTCCTCGTACAGCCAGTCGAAGGTCGTGAACGGTTCGAAGGCAATCGAGTTCTTCAGCCAGAACGGCAAGATGACGATCCACGCTCACATCTACGTCAAGGAAGGTGAAGCTTACGCTCTGCCGTTCGACCGCGCAGTTCGTGTTGGTTCGTCCGACGTGACATTCAACATCCCGGGTACTGACGACGGCAAGGTGTTCCAGCAACAGCCGAACAACGCCGGCTTCGAATACCGGATCTACACGCAGCAATCGGTTCTCATCGAGACACCGGCGAAATGCGTTCTGCTCACGGGCATCGTGAACTCCTGATCGCAATGATCAGAGCGTCGGGAGACGCTTACTAGACTAGTGGGCGAACATCGAAAGGTGTTCGCCCACTTCCGCTAAATACATCCTGAACTAAGGAGCCCGAATGAGCGTACCTCTGATTGTGAACGGCGCGACGTTCGACTACCCGACTCTCGATGATCCACCGCCATGGGGTGATGTAGCTTCAGCTTGGGCAGTCGCAGTAACGAACGGTCTGATGCCGAAGGCTGGTGGGTTGTTCAACCTGACTGGAACCCTGGACTTCGGTGCTAATTACGGCATTCGAATCGCTTCGATGACTGTGAGCACGCCTGACCCGGTGGCCACAGTTGGTGCATTCCGGTTCGCTCAGACGACCACAATTGCGTGGCGGAATCACGACAACACGGCGAATCTGGCTCTGGGTGTGAACAACTCGAACCAATTGTGCCTGAATGGAACCCCAATTGGTGGTGGCACGGGATCATTCCCTGGCTCCGTGAATCAGATCCTCGCAGCCGATGGTGCTGGTGGCGTCACGAACATCGCTGTTGGTTCTGGACTTCAACTCCTTCAAGGTGATGGCACCTGGACGAACGGAGTTGTGACTTCTCAGATTGCCGATGCGGCGATCTCCGCCGTGAAGATCGCGGATGCGGCTGTGAATGCTGCGAAGGTCGATCTTGCTGCTATCTCTCCTCTCGGAACACTGAACAACGGCTCGGTTAGCACTGCTACCCTGGTCGACAATGCAATCACGAGCATCAAGCTCGCGGATGCTGCTGTCACGGCGAACAAGACGAACCTTGCTGCCCTGAGTCCTCTCACTGGTCTCCTGAATGCGAACACGGTCGGCACCGCTGAACTCGTGAACAATGCTGTCTCGTCCCTGAAGCTCCTTGATGGAGCCGTCACAGCGGCGAAGACGAATGTGGCTGCTCTGAATCCACTCACTGGGAACCTGAGCACTGGTTCCGTGAGCACAGCTCAGCTCGTCGATAACGCGGTCACCTCGCTGAAGCTCCTTGATGGTGCTGTGTCAGCTGCGAAGACGAATCTCTCGGCGATCTCGCCGCTCACTGGTGGCCTGAACGGCGGCACTGTCAGTACCGCTCAGCTCGTGGACAATGCAATCACGTCCCTGAAGCTTGCTGACGGTGCAGTCACCGCGAACAAGACTGCTATCGCCGCAATCGCTCCACTCACCGGTCTCCTGGCTGCAAGCACTGTCGATCAGGCACAACTCGTCGCTGGTGCTGTGACTTCACTCGCTCTTGCGAACAATGCTGTGACTGCCGCGAAGACGGCAATTGCTGCTATCGATTCCTCATCTGGGAACCTTACCGCGAACTCGGTCACGACCTCGAACATCGTCGCTGGCTCGATCACCTCTGTGTCTCTTGCCACTGGCTCTGTGACGGCGGGAAAGATCGCTGCCGGTGCAGTGGTCGCTGGCTCGCTTGCTGCTGGTTCAGTGACAACTACAGAACTTGCTGCTGGCTCCGTCACAACAGCTAAGCTCTCCGCTGGCTCCGTGACCGCGAATGAACTTGCCGCGAACTCCGTGGTAGCCGGCAAGATTGCTACTGACGCGATCCTTGCGAACAACATTCAAGCTGGTCAAATCACAACCGTGAAGATCGCCGCGAATGCCGTGACCGCGAATGAGATCGCTGCCGGCTCTGTGGTCTCTGGGAAGATTGCTGCGAATTCCGTCACCGCGACTGAGATCGCCGCTGGTGCTGTGGTCACGTCGAAGCTTGCTGCGAATGCCGTGACGGCGAATGAACTTGCTGCGAACTCCGTGGTAGCCGGCAAGATTGCTGCTGCTTCGATCTCATCGATGGAACTTGCTGCTGGTTCAGTGGTCGCTACGACCCTGGCTGCGAACTCGGTGACTGCTTCGGCAATTGCTGCGAACTCAGTTGTGGCTGGGAAGCTTGCTGCTGACTCGGTGATCGCTACGAACATCGCTGCTGGTCAAGTCACAACCGTGAAGATCGCAGCCGGAGCAGTCACGACTTCAGAACTTGCTGCTGGTTCAGTCCTTGCCGCGAACATCGCCGCTGGTGTGATCACTGCGGACAAGATGTACGCGAACTTGATGCAATCGGACAACGTTCTCACTCGCGGCCTTCAAGTTCGAGACATGTCAGGGAATGTGATCCTCGCTTCTGGGTACCCGCTGAACTACACGAATGTGACGGCTTCAGCGAACTGGCTGAACAGCAACATCACCCTGAATGCTGACGGAACAATCACCGGTGGTCCTGCTGGTGCGGTCACCGTCGCTGGTCTGGATAACTCGATTGTTCGCTCCGTGAATCCAATCACGGCTGGGAACATCACCACGTACATCAGTGGTGCTGCAATTGGTACGGCTCAGATTGCGAATGCTTCGATCACGAATGCCCTGATTGCGAATGCTTCAATCGACACTGCGAAGATCGGCACCCTGAACGCCTCTGTTCTGACTGCTGGTTCGATCACCACTGCGAAGCTTCAAGTTGGTTCTGCGACCTCGTCCTCAATCACGGGTGTGAACTCGGCTACTCTGTGGCCGTACACCGGTGCCTCAACGAACCAGGTTTACGGAACCCTGACTGGTCCAACGCTCACGACTACTGGTGGTCCGATCTTCGCGAACATGACTGGGCAGTTCGTCGTGTTCACGAGTTCCACAACTCGACACGCGTACGAGACTTCGTGCCTGTTGATGCTGATTCGCGTGTCTGATGGTGCGCTGGTCACTACATTCAACGGGTACCAAGCGAACGATCAACTCATGTCAGGTCGGATGCCAATCACGTTCATGGCTGCTGCGAACGGAGCTCAAGCCGCTGGCCTCGCTCCAGGAACGTACCGACTTGATGCGATGATGAACGTGTACTGCATGGACGAGACGACTGGATTCAACTCCTCGAACCTGACACGCCTTGATGGGTACGGTCAATTCTACATGTTCGAACTGAAGGTTTAAGATGGAATACGTGAATTACGTAGTGTTCGATGAAGCTGGTGAGATCCGTCGCGCCGGTTCTTGTGCCTTTAGCGACTTCGAACATCAGGGTCCTGCCGAATTCCTCCTCGAAGGAGAAGGTTCACGTTCTACCCACTGGGTGCTAAATAGGACTATCTCGCCGTACACCAATGAACAACGAGCAGCTAAGGCAGCTCGGAACACGGATCCAGCGAAGAACTGGAGCAACGTCGCAATGGCGTACGTCTAAAGGAAGAACATGCCAACACCGCTGATCGTCAATGGCGTCACGTACGCGTACCCAGCCCCGAATGATCCACCTGACTGGGGTTCGCAAGCGACCCTGTGGGCTGGCGCAGTCACGAACGCGCTCCTGCCGAAGACGGGTGGCCTGTTCCAACTCAGCGGTGAGCTGAACTTCGGTCCAATCGCTGGCCTGAAGGCACTGTGGCTGAAGACTGAATCGTCGCAACCAGCTCTGGCTGGTGTGATTCGTCTCGCAAGCACTGACACGATCAACTTCCGGAACTCCACGAACACAGCTGACAATGCCCTTGGTGTGAACGCAGCGAACCAAGTCACGCTGAACGGCACTCCAATTGGTGCCGGTGTTGGTTCTGTGACCTCGGTTGGTGTGTCATCGAGCACGCTCTCCGTCTCTGGTTCGCCGATCACCTCAGCTGGCGCAATCGATATCGAACTTCCAAGCACTGCGGTGACTCCTGGCAGCTACACAGCCGCGAACATCACAGTCGACGCTTACGGTCGCATCACCGCAGCCACATCTGGCTCCGCTGGTGGTGTGACCTCCTTTAACACTCGCTCCGGAGCAGTCACCCTCACTGCCCTCGATGTGGATTCTGCACTCGGATTCACTCCGATCAGTGGGAATCAGAGCATCACGGTCACCGGTGATGTGTCTGGCTCTGGCACAACTGCGATCAGCACAACTCTCTCGAGTACTGGTGTGACTGCCGGGTCGTACACTTCGGCGAACATCACCGTCGACTCCAAGGGCCGCATCACTTCGGCGACCTCTGGTGGTGGCGTCGCTGGTGCGAACACGCAGATCCAGTTCAACAACTTCGGTTCAATGGGTGCCTCTTCAGCCCTGTCGTTCACGAATGACGAATCTGTCGGCGGAATTGGTGCGACTCTGCATCTCGGGAATGCTGGGTACGATGCAGCACTGCGAATTGGTGGCCTGACTGCGACTTACGGTCGCCTGTACCTTGGTCCGAACGCGAACATCGAAGGATATCCGTCTGGCACCACGGTGATCAATGCCGGTCGTGCATTCCACGCTATCGCCGGTCCAGGCACGTACGATGTTCGTCGTGGTGGAGTCGTTGATCTGAATGCCGGCGAGACAATCGACGTTCCTACCGGTGCTTCAGTCACGGGTGCTTCGTTCTCGCTTGATGGTGGCGAAGCGAATGCCGGTGTGTACAATGCTGGTTCCGTGTTCATGGGTGCTGGCACCTTGCCGAATGCGTACGCTGCTGGGTACATCAATCAAGCCGCAGTGTACGTCGAAGGACTTCAGAGCGACGGCACAACAATTGGTGCTGGTGGTCGAGTTGTTCTTCAAGGTGCAAGCACTACGGTTGTGCCGAACACCCTCGAAGTAGGTCCAGCCGGCCTGCTGTACAACGGTGCGCCGATCAGCACTGGTGGTTCTGTAACCTCAGTCGGTATCAACTCGAGCACGATCTCAGTGACTGGTTCGCCGATCACGGGCTCTGGCACGATCACAATCGACATCAGCATCCTCGATATCGCTCACGGCGGGACTGGTGGGTCATCGGCTGCTCTGGCACTCGCGAATCTTGGTGGGTACCCACTCTCGAACCCAGCTGGGTACACAACGAACACCGGCACAGTGACTTCAGTCGGGATCTCATCGTCCGACCTAAATGTTAGCTCTTCGCCGATCACCGGTTCCGGCACAATCAGTCTCTCGCTGACGAACTCGGGTGTGACCGCTGGTTCTTACACGAATGCGAACATCACTGTTGATGCCAAGGGTCGTGTGACCTCGGCTGCGAACGGAATCGCTGGGTCTGGTGCTACTGGACCATCTGGTGCTGTTCAGTTCAAGTCGACGCTCGGTGGATTCGATGGCGAAGCCGACTTCAAGTACGACTCAGGTGGTATTCTGACACTCGGCGCAACATCTGGGACTGGAACACTTCGGTTCAGCTCTGGTGCAGGCCCGATGATTCAAGTCAGCGGCGAAGGCCTTCTGTTCGAAGCCGCTGATAATCTCGTCGGCATGGCAGCTGGAACACTCTCGTTCCAGACTGGCACATCAACTGACGGCGTGGACTACGCTTACGGTGGAGGACTAGTTCTCTCCGGCGCATTCAACTCAGCAACCACTGGGCAAGCTCTCCTCGAAGGTGGTGACTTCGCTCCTTCAGGTGTTGTGACGAAGTACGGTGCTCGTCTCACCACCTCTGGAGCTGCTGCCACTTCACACGGTCAATTCTCGGTGAACACTGGGAATGTGACGCGATTCACAATCGACGGCCTTGGTGGGTGGGACCTCGCTGGTGCACCTGGCATCTCTGGTCAGATGATCACATCGCAAGGTGCTGGTCTGCCACCAATCTGGACAGATGCCGGTTCAGGTACTGTCACCTCAGTAGGAGTCTCATCGAATGGAACGTACGCTGCCGCAATCTCTGTTGGAGCCAGTCCTGTCACAGCCGCGGGCACAATCACAATCACACCGAACTTGTTCACATCTGGATCTCCAGGAGTCGTGCCAGCTTCAGGTGGTGGAACAGCTGCGTATCTACGCGCGGACGGAACATGGAGCAATCCAAATGGTGGCGTCACTGACTTCAATGGACGAACTGGCTCGATCACGCTCACAAGCACGGACGTCACCAGTGCCCTGAGCTACACGCCGGGCACTGGCTCGGTGACTTCTGTCGGAATCTCCGGCACGAATGGCATCCTCGTCTCGAGCTCGCCAGTCACAACAACTGGCACGATTGCCCTGGACCTTGGGAACATCTCGCCAGCCTCTGTGCTCGCGACTGGAACTGTCGCTGGTTCGAATCTCAGCGGTGTGAACACGGGTGACCAGACGATCACGCTCACTGGTGATGTGACCGGTTCTGGGACTGGAAGCTTCGCTGCTACTCTCGCGAGCACGGCTGTCACCGCTGGTAGCTACACCTCGGCGAATATCACCGTGGACTCCAAGGGGCGAATCACCGCCGCTTCTAATGGCTCAGGCGGTGGCGGGGGTGTAACTTCGTTCAACACTCGGACTGGTGCTGTGTCGCTCACATTCGCTGATGCGACAACTGCTCTCGGGTACACTCCGCTTCAGGCTGTGAATGCCACATCTGATGGAACGTACGCGGCGGCAATGACGGTGGTCGCATCGACACCGGTCACAACTCCAACTGGCGTAGAACGTGACATCTCGATCACACCGAACCTGTTCACAACCTCGACCCCAGGTGTTGTGCCTGCTTCTGGTGGTGGCGGGACTTCTTCGCTTCTTCGTGCGAATGGAACATGGGGCGATGCTCCAAGTCAAGTTCCACTGACGACGAAGGGTGATCTGTTCACGTGGAGCACCGCTTCTGCTCGACTTGGTGTTGGTGCTGACACGTACATCCTGACGGCCGATTCAACTCAGACGACTGGACTTCGCTGGGCAGCTCCGCCGAACTCTGCAGTCTGGGGGAACATCACCGGAACACTCTCAGCACAGACGGATCTTCAGGCTGCACTCGATGCGAAGGCACCACTGTCGGCTCCTTCGTTCACAACTTCGATCACTCTGGCGAATGCGCTTCCGTTCCTTGCTGACTTCAGCACAGCTGGGAATCGCCCGTACTTCCAGACGAACGTTGGTGCTTCAACGAACCTCGAGATTCACGGTGGGAACACTACGACTTCGGCACGTGCCGGACTTCAGTACTACAACACCAGCGACCGACTGAACTCGAATGTAATCTCGATTGTGTCTCGTGATGACACAGCAACGCCGAACTTCATCTTCTGGGGCAAGAACGTCGCTGGGGTCGCCACGAACCCAAGTACTTCGCTGACCTTCGGCGGGTTCGCATCGGGTACGTACGCCACACTCAATCCGGCATCAACCTCGTCGGCAAGTACTGACCTGGTTCGTCACTCTGAGCTCGCATCGTACCAAGCAGGCCCGCTGACTGGTGACGTGACGACTTCTGGTGCTGCTGCGACGCTGGCGAATACTGCGGTGACTGCTGGTTCTTACACCTCAGCGAACATCACAGTGGATGCGAAAGGTCGTATCACGGCTGCTGCTAACGGTTCTGGTGGCGGCGGTGCTTCGTATCACCTTCAGCCAGTTCGTGTGGCTACTACCGCTAACGGAACCCTCGCATCAGCATTCGCAAATGCTTCGGTTGTTGATGGTGTAACTCTTGCCACCGGTGATCGAATTCTGCTGAAGAACCAGACAACCACTACTGATAACGGCATTTACACGGTGAATGCTTCTGGTGCTCCGACTCGTGCTGCTGACTTCACAACTGGTGTTGGAACTCTCAGCGGTGGTGTATCCGTTGGTGTGATGGCTGGTACAGCAAACGGCGGCACAACCTGGCAATGCTGGAACGCAACCGCTATCACAATCGGTACAACTGCCGTTGTGTTCGGCCCAGTGAACGGTGCACTGGTGAATAGCGTTGGTATCAGAACGCCGGCAGTGGCATCTGGTGGTAACTCGATTGCTATTGGCGGTACTGCTTCTGCGACAGGCGTTCAAGCGATTGCTATTGGGTACTCAACAACTGCGGGAAATACCACGGCAATCGCTATCGGCGGCGGCAGCACTTCTACAGGCAGCAACTCAATCGCTATCGGCGGTTCGGCGGCGACTGGTGCTGTGAACGTCTCTATTGGCGACTACTCGACCTCGACTGGTGCCACGAATCAAATCGCTATCGGCGCAGGAACTGGTGGTTCATCGCTGAGTTCGTACAGTGTGCACATCGGTCTGGGTGGTTCCGTGAACACAGGAACTCAGTACGGCACGTTCCTCCTCGGTGGAACTGTGTCTGGAGCGAATGCTGGTTCGAATACCACGGGCATGTCCTGGGGTGCCATGATCGGGTACAACAACACAATCGACTTCCCGGGTCAAACTGTGTTCTCAAATGCATCAATTGCATCGAACGGAGATGCTCAGATCTCAGTGTTCGCTGCGAAGATGGTTACAACGAATGCGACGGTCACCGAACTTGGCATCACAACGATCACAGCAACACCAAACTCAACAACACCTACATCAAAGATTGCGCTCTGGAACAACGCCACGTACTTCTTCGACGTGCAGGTTGTGGCTCGGAACACCGGCGCAACCGGGAACTGTGCCGCTTGGCAGATTCAATTCGCAGCGAACCGCGACGGCACCGCTGCAACTACAGCAATCTCAACAGTAACGAAGACACAGATTTACACGCTTGGCACAACAACCGGGTGGGATGTGACGGTGACCGCCGACACCACGAACGGTCGCCCGAACATCTCAGTCACGGGTGCCGCAGCCACAACAATTCGCTGGGTCGCTAACGTTCGAATGACCAAGGTCGCTAACTAAAGGAATCACATGGCACTTCAACATTCTCTCACCCTTCCAATCGGCGTCGATCTGGCTGGTGCGTACACTCGGATCACGAACGTCTCGTACACCAAGGACGAGCTGATTGTGAACACCGAGACATTCGCATCTAGCGCAGCTCGTGAGGCCCTGAAGCCTTCAGTCGCTAGTGCTTCGTACTCCCTCCCTTGGTCGTCGGACATCAATCTGGCGTACTGCTACGGTCAGCTTAAGTCGGTGCCGGAATTCCTGTACTCGATGGATGTGTAACTCAATGAAAGCAAAGAATGGATCTCGCCTCTCTGCTCACTACGTACTGGGCTCCACTGGCCGTCGCCGGTGGGTTCGTGGTCTCGCTTGTACTGCTGAAGTACAAGCATGAAGCACTTGCGGTCCAAGTAAAGGAGCTCACAACAGAGGTCCATGAACTGCGAGACGAAATGCGACAAGAAGTCAATGATGCTCGATCACAAGCGGACGACAATCTCCGCCAGTACATCGAGATGGAGAAGGAAGAGCACATGATCATCATCTCCCGTACTGAGGCGGCTGTTGATCGTGTCTCATCGCGGGTTGATGCGAACTTCGAGAAGCTCAGCGTGAAGATCGACAAGCTCGTGGACTACCAGCTGAATCGAGTCATCGGATGAAGAAGCTCCTTGTGAACATCTTCAGCGATGCTTCGAACCGTGACCTCGATCTCACGAAGATTCTCGGAGCGATCGCATTCCTTGTGTTCCTGATCCTCTCAGGTCACAATTACGGGTTCAAGGGGTCAACCTGGAACCCGATGGAATGGACTACTGCGGCAGGCATCCTTCTGGCTGCGGTTGGTGGAGTCTCGAAGCTCAAGGATGCGTCTGGAACCCCTCCAGCGAACAAGCCTGATCCCGATAAATAAACCTGAATGCTAGGAGCTACAATGGAACACGACAACAAGTCAGAGATTCTTCTCTCTCTGCTCGATCAACTGATGGGCGAGATGAAGATGGAGTCCGGCAAGAAGCTGAAGCCGAAGGAAGCAGTCCTCGAGGTCACATCTGAACCTGAGGTCGTTGATCTCGGACCGGCTGGTGAACACGAGGGTGCTGAACCTGACGGCGACGAGCTCTCGGATGAAGAGATCGCTGAAGCTCTCGGGAGCCCAGAAGAAGAGGTTGATGTTCAACCGAAGTCACTCGCATCTTCCCGTCTCGCAAAGCGACTCGCAGCAGCCAAGACAGCCTAAGGAGGTTCCATGGGACTTCCAGCAACAGTGCTTCCACCGCCTTCCGGTGATGACGTCACGAGTCTGATTGCTCGCGCGAAGCTTCAGGAAATGGTGCCGAACTCGGATGTGACATTCCGAGACTCCGACATCATGACTCTGATGCAGCAAGAGCTGTACAGCACGATCGTGCCGTTGGTCATGTCCGCTCGCGAAGAGTACATGGTCGTGACACGCGACTACGTTCTTCCGAGTCAGGTTCCAGGGCAAGTCGAATCCGTCGTGAACTTCCTCGAGATTCCTGAAGAAGCATCCGGTCTCCG